ATATTCTCCATTTGGTCGACCCGACAAAAATACATGAATATTCTTTACGACTGCGTGAGCGTTACGAAGGGCAATTTCACATTGAAGAGTTGCCTCCCGGTAAAGGCACAGTCGAAGATCTCTACCGGTTTGTTGATAAGTATCAGAATCCAGATGTTCTCATTGTTGATTATCTCGACCTCTTAGCACCGCCAATTAGGAGAGACAACAAGCGGTTTGAATTAGGAGAACTAACAACAGCAGTACGTGGTTTAAGTGTGGAGGGGGACATATCAGTGCTCACTCCAACACAGACGAACCGAGCTGCTCATAACCGACGTATAATAGGTTTTCAATTCGTTGCAGAAGATTATGAGAAGATGCGGATTGCGGATACTGTTGTAGGTATGGGTCAGACTCTTGAAGACGCACTGAGACATGAGGTTGTCTTGATGCTAGCTAAGTCACGCAATACGGTGAGGGACAAGGCAGAGAGATATATAATTGATTATTCATCTATGAGTTTCCGGAACGGACGTCCTGAGTTATTGCAAAACCAAGGACCCATCGATTAGTGGCATGTTGACTGCTAGCGCTAGAACTGTATTATTAAGGCTAATAAGAGTCCGCTTCGGCGACTACAAGCAAGATTCTGATGAAATCAAAGTCAACTGTCCATGGTGTGTTAAGCGGGGTAGACCCCGCCCGGACACGGGACAGAAGTTGTGGATTAATATTAAGAAGAACCTTTACCACTGCTGGCGATGCAATGCTGGTGGTCAAGTCAGTGATCTCTTCCCGCAGCTTGCAACTGAATTCCACCAAACGTACGTTCCAGAGAATAGTCAACCTATACAAAAAGCACCACTTGAACCACTACCCACAGATCTCATTCCACTTGACAAATTACCATCAAATCATTTAATACATGAGTATCTTCGAGAAGAACGCAGAAGTACCGTTGATGAGCTTTTACCGTATGCTCAATTCTGCGGAAACTACAGACGAACAAAAGAAGATGGCTACGAGCATTCTTATGGACCTCGTATCATCTTCCCTATCGAACAAGCTGGCCGCTATTGTGGATTCCAAGGACGCACGATTTGGCGCAACACCGAACCCAAATACGTCGGTGCCCTTGGTATGGAAAAGAAAAAGCTCCTCTGGAACTACGACAGAGCCATACGTGGTAGTCGAATCATACTCGTCGAAGGTGTCTTTGATGCCATACGAATCGGAGCTGAAGGAGCTGCCATCTTTGGTAAAGCAATCTCTGATGAACAAGTTAGACTCTTACAGCTCGGAAATTTTCAACAAGTCATTTTTTGGCTTGATGCAGACGCCCAAGTCGACTGCGAGCAATCAGCGCGACGATTGGCTAAATACTTTCCATCGTATATGTTAAGAACTAACAAGTTTAAGGATGCTGGTGAAACGCCAAAGGACATTATACAGGAAATCATTTCAACAAGTATCGAACGAGTCTATTAAGGAGGACTTATGGGAAAGATCACACTAGACGACCTGGTAAAAAAAGATACCAGCGAAGTCACGGCTCAAATTCAAAAGAATGTTGAGTCAACACCAACACCGGTGGCTGCTCAACAAGCTGCTCCGGTCCAAGAGGAACAAGCTGCGGCTGCTCCTGCAGAAGTCGCTGCTGAATCTAAACCCGAAGAGAAGGAAGCTCGCAAGCGCTTGTCGTATGACAAGTCGTTATTGCGGGGTAAGTTCACTGAGGGTACCGAATTCAAGAAAGGTGAAAAGCACACCGTCGTTATCGAAACGGAGGCTGTGAAACGCACCGACGTGCTTGAAGTTCTCGGCGTGGAGAAATCTGCTGGTCGAGTGAAATTCAAAGACGAAGGTAGTGGTGAAACATTCAGCATTTCGTTCACCGATCTTTTCGGCAAAGAGAAAGTGATGCCGTTCAAGAAGGGTGATGTTGTGAAGTTCGAAGAAAAGGATTACGAGGTCAAGGGTCTCAATCCGGCCTCACAGAACGTTGTTCTTCTGATCGAAGGCAAACAGCGCTACGTGAAGATCAGCAAAGTTACTTTCGTTTCATCTGCCCCCGTTCCCGCTGCCGTCGAGGCGCCAGCTGTCGCTCCTGCATCACCGGAAGCTGCACCGGCTGCATGATCGACAGGGTTTCCATAAGGCAAACCTATAAGGAGATAGTGGAATCTTACCTCAATCGAGGCAAGATCCACACTCCTTATCAGGTTGAGTCTGTGGATGAGTTAATCGATAAGCTTATCCACGTAGCTACCTGCCCGATTTGCTCCCGCGCAGCAGTTAGCACGCCATACGAACGACATCCTGTGAAGTATGTTAAGCTCGTAGAGGGTGCTAAAATGCCAGATAAGAAGTACGACAATGATGCTGGCTACGATATGTTTGCTGTTTTTCCAGTTGAGATATCTCCGGGAGAGCAAAAAGAAGTTCATGCTGGCGTAGCCGTTGAAATGCCAGACGATCTTTGGCTCGAAGTTAGAGGTAAGTCGAGTCTTAATCAATCGGGTATATTGGTATTCCCCGGAGTCATAGATGCTGGTTTTAGAGGTGAACTTTCTGCCTTTTTACTCAACACCACTCATGAAACTTTTTTGATTCAAAGATGGCAGAAGTTTGCACAGCTTGTCTTCCATCCACGTATTGGTGTACACTTTATATCTAGCAAAGAGCTGTCGCCATCGGATCGAGGAGACAAGGGATTTGGCTCAACCGGGAAGTTTTAATAAAGCACCTCCACCAGATAATCTTTCCGCAGAAGGCAAGTTTTTTCAGATAGATGAGTTGAAGTGCGCGCAGTGCCCACTTCACGTTACTTCCTTCAGCAGGGATGTTAGGCGATCTGGTGTGTACGGTAAGGGTACAGGAGCTAATGGCCTTATGGTCATTGGAGAAGCTCTTGGTGCTCAAGAAGTCTATGACGGTCTTCCGTTTGTTGGAAGGGCCGGAAACCTTCTTTCCGAAACTTTTCAAAAGCTTGGTATAATCGAACAACACTGCTATATTACAAATACGGCTAGGTGTAGACCGCCGGGTAATAGAGCACCTACAGCTGAAGAGCAGCGTTTATGTATGGCTGCTCATGCGGAAAAAGATCTTCCACCACAAGATCCACCAAAGTTTATTCTTTTGCTTGGAGCAGTTGCTCTAAAGGCAGTTCTTGGTCTTCAAAAGATAACTGAGCGTAGAGGTATCTGGGTAGATTCCACCTATTTCGGCCATCCAGTTAAAGTCCTTCCTACTTTCCACCCCGCTAACATTCTTCGTAAACCTGAATTGTATCCGACGTTCGAAGGTGATATCCGCCTCGTAAAGAACGCTGTTTACAATATTCGAGCTCCGGAAGGACCTGAGATTCATCGTGAGATGATAAATAGCCGGGAACGCTATTTGGGGTGGATGAACTTCCTTGCAGATTTTGACGGACCAATCGCGAGTGATATTGAAACAACCGGCTTAAAATTTTACGAAGACGAAATTTGTTCCATCGCATATGCGATTGAGCAGGGTGGGAAGTATTATGGTATTGCCTTTCTAGTAAAGTTTTCAAGACTTACTGAAGAGCAAAATAAGTGGTGGATGGCTGATTTTGACGATTCTGAAATTTACGAAGCTCATCGGAAGGTTACTGATCGTGAGCTGGGCATCGATTATCACAATAGTGGATTCGATGCCTTGTTTAAATGGTTTAGGGGATTCAATGTTAAGATTCGACATGACACTCTCGACGGGCATTTGATTGTTGATGAAACTACACCACATGGGTTAAAGTTTTTAGTGTCGAATAACTTCGCGGCTAAGGCAGGTTACCAAGCAGACATATTAGAGGCCGTTGGTGGTAAGGCTGCTGATATATGTAAGGCACCGCCTGAGATACTGCTTCCATACAACTGTGAAGATACAGTTAGTACCCGACGGTTAGATCATGAAGTTCTTGTTCCTCGGATGATCGAAGACGGAATGAAGGACTTTTACCAGAACCACGCTATGCCATTGAAACGAACTTTGGCTAGGATGAAGTTTCGTGGTTTTCTAGTTGATCGGGAAAGAGTTATCAGTAAGTCAGAATCTTATCGTGAGAGAGTTAAAGAGAAAGAGGAAGAACTCTTTAGTACGGTAGGTAAGCGCTTCAAGTACACCTCGCAGGCACAACTGACGGCAGTTCTATTTAATGATCTTAAATTGCCGATCATCAAGCAAACTGATAAAGGGGCGCCATCAACTGACAAGGAAACACTGGAAGAACTTTCTAAGAGACATCCTGTACCAAAGATGGTATTGGGTGTTCGACATCTCAAAAAGAATCTTTCAACTTATTTAGATGGTTGGGATGGTGATGACGAAAGGCCTGAAAAACCTGGCGGTATTCTTCAGTGGTTAGATAAAAACAATCGATGTCATCCTGACTTCCTTACGCACGGAACCATCAGTGGCCGTCTCGCAGCTAGAGAACCCTCTTTATTAAACATTCCTCGAGACCCCGACATTCGAATGAACTTCATGGCTCCATTTGGATGGAAGCTACTGGACTTTGATTATTCACAAGCGGAACTTGTTCTGCTAGCGTACTTAGCACAAGACGATGATTTTATACAGGCGTGCATGACGACTGATTTGCACCAGACCGTTATGGATAAGCTTTTGAGCAAGTCGGTAGCTTTAAAAGAACGATTTGCTGCAATGACGCCAAAGGATTTGAGGAACGTTGCTAAGTCAGTTAACTTCCGAAAAGCATACAGAGGCGGTCCCGCAGGATTAGCAGATCAGTTGAAATTATCAGTTGAAGAGACAACTGCTTGGTATCAAGAATGGGACAGTGCTTTTCCTAAAGTACCCATGTGGTGGAAAGATAAGGAGATTGAATGGCGTACTTGGGGATATATCCAAGGAGTGTATGGCCGCCGCAAGCATTTTCCACCTGCATTTGATGAGTCAACCGTTGCTTACTATGATCGACTATCTGCAAATTTTCCATGTCAAAACGGAGTTGCAGATACAACTAATCGGTCTTTGTTCTTAATTGATCAATGCTTCGAGAGGTTATTTGGATGGACTCCCAAGAAGATCTATGAAGTACCCGGACTTGTATTGGCGGTTCATGACAATATCATCGGAGAAGCCCCCGACGAGCTCGTTGATGATATAAGGAAGATAATGGAAACCATTATGTCATTGCCTGTTCCTGGACTGGGAGTTCAACTCAAGACGGATTTTCACTGCGTACAGCGGTGGGGCCAAGATGAGTATGAGAAGCAGTTAAAGGTCGAAGCTGAGAAGAAAGCGGCAGCTGAAAAAGTAGAACAAGAACGTATTATAGTTGAAGAGCACGAACTGAAAGATCAGGCGATGTTATGAAATGGTCGAAGCAGGAAGAACTTCTTGTTTTTGCTTTTGTACTTCTCCAGCGCGAAAAACATTTGTCAATTTACGGGACGGTTAAGCATTTAGAGTTTTACTTGCATAATCGGACGTATAATAGTATTTACTCAAAGTTTCAAAGACTTAGAAGAGCATGAGAATTGTCTTCACGGGTACGCATGGCGTAGGAAAGAGTACGCTTCTCAATGATCCTCGAATGACCGAGATCCTCAGAGAGGTTGATCCTCATTGGGATTGTTGGCACTACATGTTCTGGGACGGCATTGGACGGAAGGTCCACACTAAGTTCCGCATGTCGGATAGGATGAAGCAGCGGTACTTCAACTACTGGTACGCTTACAATCATCACTACCACCGATCGTACGTTGGTTCAAGAGCGATTTACGATACTTGGGCATATAGTCGGTTACTACAAGGACAGTGGTTTGAATACCGCTTAATGTCCTGGGCAGTAAAGAATGTTTGGTATGATCACGTGTTTTATGTTCCGATTGAATTTCCACTAGAGCAAGATGGTATCCGTTATACTGATCCCGAATTTCAAAAACAACATGATCGAGAAACAAGACTTATTTTGGACTTCTATAAGATACCATATCATACTCTTACGGGTAGCGTTGATGATCGCCTCGATCAAATTCAACATGTTCTTGGATTGAACTTAACACCTGCGGAGTCACTTGTGGAATGAAGGCACTTTATCACACCCGGCCGCTAGCTTTACTTAAATATGTTGCACCCGACGAGCACGTATTTGCCGAAATAGATCCACTACTCAACGATCCTTCTTATCTCGGTACATTTAGAGAAGGACTTCCAACTAGTGATATCATCTTAGATTGCGGAGTCGGCGCTAGTCCAGATCTAACAGATCCAACAGGACATACTTCTAAAGATCCTCACTGGGCTGTCCGCTATCTGGGAATACTTCTAATGATCAAACCCAGAGTCGTAGTAGTTCCTGACGTACTCTGCGACGCGCAAAAGACAAGGCAGAACTTTTACGATTATGAGTTTGTATTTGATCAGTTAACTCTTTTTCGTAAACCAGAACTTCTGTATGTTATTCAGGGCCGCACAAAAGCAGAAGCAATGCGAGAAATCGAATTTGCTTGTAAACAGCGTTCTATTCGTTGGGTTGGATTTCCCCGACTTGTACAGTATTACGAAAGCGTTACTTCAAATTTAAACGCTGAAGAATTAGCTTGTGTGCGAATGGAATTCATTGGACCAACGCTTCCTTCACTTCGCGCAGCTGGCAAGAATGTTCACTTGTTGGGCATGAATAGTGTTGGCGAAATTATTTGGGCAGCTCGTAGACGTGTTAGTATGGATACGAGAATGGCATCAATGGCCGCTTTACATAATATAGATGTACTGGGTCCGCGACCAAACGGACTTAAGATCGATTTAACAGCGGCGCTTAACCCAATACAGATTCAAGCTATACTTGATAACATCAAGAAGCTGAATGACATTTACCAATCAGAAGGCTCATGTCCGAACAACTCGACGTTAGTAAGTTAGTACGCATCAACGAAATGAATTTAGAAGGAGAGATGGCTACATGTCCATCTTACTTCTATTCTGTTTCAGCCCTATCTGTGGAAGCAGAAGAACTTGCTGAAAAAGCTCAAATTGCTTTAGAAACACACGAAGTAACTTTAGCTCAACAATACAAATTACAAGATGAAGACGCAAAAGAAACGCACATTAAACGAATGTATCGATCTGATGCAAAATGGAATGAATTGAAAAACGAGTGTACACGCTTACACAAAGAACACAAGTTGTTAACCAAGGCCGCCTCTGCGTTCGATATGAAGAGCCGCTTATTGATGAGTCTTAATCGACGCGATCTATTTAAACGGGGCCTTAACAATCACGACGACTAAAACAAGGAGGAAATATTATGGGTTACTACGAATATAATCCACAGGCTCAAAGAGCTTCTTCACCGATGACTCGTGAGCCCTATCTCAAAAACGTTCCACAGAACAAGCTGTTCACGCTCAAGGAGGGTACTTATCGCATTCGTATCTTGCCTCCGTGGTCATCGTCAGGCTTGTACGCCAGGTTCACCCAGATTCATTGGGAAGCAGGGTTGTCGAAAACAACGTTCATTTGTCCGAACATGGTTCGAGAGAACACGTGTCCATTTTGCGCGTTGTACAGCAATCTTCGAGCTGAGTACGATAAGTACGAACCGGACATTTCTGTTTGCCGACCGGCAAAAAGATGGTACGCCAATATTATCGATTTGAACAACCCAGGTGCCGGTGTTCTCGTTTATTCGTTCGGCAAGATCATCTATACCGCGATTCAGAACATTCAGGACAGCGGCGAGTACGGGGATATCACGCATCCAGCTCATGGAACGGACATGACGCTGACCAGAACCGGACAAGGTCGTAATTCGAAAGATGCGATCTATCCAGCTCGGCAGTCGACGCCAATTCAGAATCCACAGTGGCTGGATCAGCTTTTCAATCTCGATGATATCTTCTTGTATCCGAATCCAGCAGATGTTGAATCCGCTTTCGCCTCGCAGCCGTGGAAAGTTTATCGACCAGCGGGGTATGTTTCTACGCCACAGCCGGTTAGTAATGCGCCGGTCGCTGTCGGACCCGGACCAGTTATTACTGCTCCAATTCCAGGACCTCAGTCCGCACCATCTGCACCGGTTGCCGCTCCTGTAGCGCCACAAGCTGCTACATCGGCACCGGTTGCACCTGCTGCACCCATTCCAACTCCGCAGCCTGTACAACCCCCAGCGGCGGTTCAACCAGCACCTGTTCAGGTTGATAGTAATGTCGCTGATCGGTACGCTCAGGTCGATGCGTTGGAAGCTGCTCTGAAGGCTAAACTTCAGAAGTAAAATTCAATAAAGCGAGGTTTTCGATGGCGCAGACTGAAGAACAAAAGCTCATTGATATGGTGGTGAAGAGCTTTGTGAAAGAATTTGGAGAAGGCTCAGCCAGCACTTTATCAAGAGAGTTCAAACCAGAAAATGTTAAAGCTTTTGTGCCCACCGGAAACCTCGCCCTTGATTGGGTCATCGGAAGACCTGGATGGCCGCTAGGCCGTATCAGTGAGATTGCTGGTCCTTATGGTTCTGGCAAGTCAACAATCATAGCTCGCACTATCGGTGCTGCGCAGAAAGAAGGAGTTGTATGCGTTCTTATTGATACCGAGCATAGTTATGACAGCACGTGGTCGCAGTTTCACGGAGTTGACCCTGAAAGATTGATTCTTCCACGGCCACCTCACCTACAAGGGGTGTTTGATTACATTAAGTTAGCTATTACTAAGATCAAGGAAGTTCAGAGTGCAACCCCGGTATTCATTGCCGTTGACAGTGTTTCGGGAGCTCCTTCAGCTTCGGAAGTCGAATCTGAGGATTCAACTGAAGGTAAGCAGCGAGCTGAACATGCAAAGATTATCTCAGAAGGACTGCGGAAGTTAAGTGGTCTCATTTGGGATCAAAATGTTGCTCTTGTTTTTGTTTCACAATTGAAGGACAATCCTGGTATCATGTACGGAACTCAAAAGTCCAAGATCGGAGGACATGCGATTGAGTTCCATGCAGGATTGATGGTTGAAGCTCGTCGTAAAGGATATCTCAAGGAAGGTGGTAAGGATACTACCTATGGACAGACCATCAATGTAATCACAGTTAAGAATAAGTTCGTACCGCCATTCAGAACTCGAAACTTCGATTTATATTTCGAAGAAGGATTGCGTCCAAAGGAAATTCTTCTTGACTTCCTTACAGATGAAGGTCTTTTTAATCCACCTCTGATTAAGAAAGCTGGTGGTTGGTTTGAGACGCAGGGAGCAAAATATCGAGCTGAAGATATTGCTAAAATGCTTGGGGATGACTTAATGGAATACGCTTATAAAGAACTCAAGCTTCGACCACCATATGCTCCACGGGGAGCTCCGGAAGATCAAACTAAAACTGATGAGTAAACTTCTTGATCAAATAGGCGAGGATCAATTTCCTACCGCTGCGCAGGTTGCCAAACAAGCGGGTACTCCCGAGACTCTTAAGCAGCAGATTGCTCGTAAAGCACGTGAGATAGGTAGTAACTACGAGCGAGATGTTGCAAAAAAGATATGCTCTCACTTTGGTATTTCTAAGTGGCAAGATGGATTTTTTCGTACTAAGCCGCACGGAAGAGCGCAGCCTGAAGGGGATATCAAGCCCATTAATGATATTCAACGTGTCTGGAAAATGGCTGGGCTCGGACCTTTGGAATGCAAACGTAGGAAAGAATGGAGCTTCCAGCAGTTCTTCAAGAATCCAGAAAAGTCTCATGTGTATGAATATTGGGTTAAGTCTAATGAGGATACTAAGTCAAAGAATTCTATAGTCTTTTTTACCAAACCAGGTACCCCCGATCTTGTATTCTATGTGTTTGAAAAGAACAAGAATCAAATGGGGGATACTGTTCTTTTTATTCAAACTCCTGAAAATACTTTTGTAGTTCAAACACTTAAAGCATTCCTACAGCAGCACTTTCCCGATCCTCTTTCGCATCTCTGATTGACACTGACACTCATTTAATGTTAAATGAGGTATGTCAAAGTTACCCGATGTAGAGAGACGGCAAACCGCCTTTCGACTTTATGTTCGATTTCGTAATGTTTCTCGAGTCTCGAAAGAGACTGGTATTCCCCCAGCTACTCTTCACGTTTGGAAGAAAGAGGAACAGTGGGATCAGAAGGTAAGTGATCTCCAATCCACTCTTTCTGGGCAGATTGAAGTAATGCGAGAAGCTCAAAATAATCTAGTCGCAAAAGACATGCTCACTGAGATGCAACTGCTCGAACATCTTCAAACCAAGATATCTACTGCTCTTTTAAATAACCTGATCGGACCTACAACCTGGCAGGACGTTATCAAGGGACTCGAGTTTGTTAATAAAGAGAAGCGATTGATCCTCGGACAGCCCACCGGCCGCAATGAGAATCATGATGTCATCGACGTCACTGGAATGAAGGAAGAAGATCTTGATCGCCATATTGATTCATTGAGAGGATTGGTTGGTAGTGCTAAAGCGGAGCTGCCAAGTCCCGCAGATGTTGAAGTTACTGATCCCGAGAAGGATTCATGAGTGAAGCTGCCTTTGATTCCAAACTTCAACTTTACCGAGCACTCAAAGAAAAGACTATTCGGTTAGCTCGGCAAGACAGTAATATTTTCACACAGTATATTTTTGGATTCAAAAATGCCAAGTTTCATGAAACCTGGCATCGATTTATGGATAGTAATCAGTACGGCCAAGTATTAGCCTGCCGTGACACCGGAAAAACTGAGCAAATCACTATTGGCAGGTCTCTTTGGGAGATCGGCAAGGATCCAAATATCCGAATCAAGGTCGCTACTGAAACAGATGATCTGGTTAAGAAAATTCTGACCAGGATAAGTAATACCATTCTTAAAAACGAACGCTATCACGAAGTGTTTCCTGATATTAGACCTTCGCCGACTGACTCGTGGAATAAGATGTCTATGACGGTTGAGAACAAAATGCATCATAAAGATCCGACCATAGAAGGCGGCGGCATCTTAACAGCGAGTGTGGGCGGTCGTGCAGATTTGGTCTTCTTCGATGATATTAGTGGCATGCGAAATGCTATTCACCAACCTCGTACTCGAGAGCAGGTTAAGGAGGCTTGGGCGAATGCCTGGTTGAATTTGTTAGATGGACCCGATGCTCGATGGTACATGGTAGGTACTCCGTGGCATGAATTGGATATTGTTTGTGAGGTCAGGAACAACCCAAACATACCACATGCTCCTGAAACGTGGGTGGGGGATAACTTTGAAAGTCCATGGCCCGAGCGATTTCCCGATGAATACTTCAAAAAACGATTGGGTGTTTTAAAGCAGCGAGCCTATAATCGAGCCTATCGAGGAGTCGCTGTTACGGATACTGAGTCTTGGATTAATGCATCGGCCTTAGAAACGATTGGAGATCGGAATCTTTCAGTATTCGATGTCCTGCAGAACCAGGAAGTGATGCGGTTCACGGGAATCGATCTTGGCCATCGTGAGGGAGATGATAATTCGCCTACCGTAATTTACACCCTCGGCAGGTACCCCAATGGAAAGAGGGTCCCGATTGAGATAAAGAAGTTTCAGCAGAAGTCGATCCTTGATACTGGACGTGCTATAATTGAAACGTATGAGAGATTAAAGCCGACTCTAATTTTTGTGGAGAATAATGGGGCACAAAAGTATCTCACTGATTTGCTCCGCGGCCTTGGTCCTATTGGTCTTCCGATCGAGGGCTATTTCACGGGCACACAAAAAGTTGATCTCGAAATGGGCGTGCCCTCTTTGCTTGCTGAAATCGAGTCGGGGCATTGGACGGTTCCTTTCAAGTCCGGAGGAAATCACGACGAAACGTGTTCTTGTAATTTCTGTTATTGGATAAATGAAATTCGATATTATCCATTGACTCATATGGATACGCTTATGGCGAGTTGGTTTGCGCTGGAAGCGATGCGAAAGGTTAAAGAGAAGGGAAACAAGTCGGGGGGTTTTTCTGTTTGGTCGTGGGGTTAATCTAATGGCGTTAAAAATACCTCTAACTGGTAAGTATGGGCACGGTAAAGAGGCATTAGTCGATCTCGAAGACTATGACAAGGTTAGTGTCCATAAGTGGTGGCTTTCTAAATTATCCGATGGTGGGTATTACGTTGCGACTTGGATTCAGGGTAAGAATGTTTACTTACATCGATTTATTTTAGGGATAAATTGGGTCGATCATAGAAACAATAACACTCTCGATAACACCCGAGAAAATTTACGACCATGCTCTAAAGCGGAAAATGGCGCAAATAAAAATAAGTGTGTGACTTATGGCGGTCACGTCACTGCCAGTCGTTATAAAGGAGTCTACTGGTCGAAGGCTAACCAAAATTGGTACGCGCAAATC